AGCAGGTGGGATACAATGAAGGGGTGGGGAGCAACAAACAACCCCCCGCTGACCAGGAGAAAACAATGACTCAAGCATTCGGAAACGCACTTTGCGACAAAGTCGGCACGTTCTTTGCATTGCATATTTTAGGGAACATGGAATTTTCAGAAATCGAGCGCATTGAAAACGACGTGGAAGAGTTCCCGGCTAAGCTAGAAGACTACCTTGAACCTTACGTTCTTCTTGACCGAGCCGCCGCGGCCCGACACGTCGGCATGGGCGAAGACGTTAGCGATGACGTGCTTTTTGCGCTCATGACCGAATCTGACGACTGCGTCATTTCGGACAATGGAAACATGACATTTGTTGTGATTAAATCATAATGCATCGCATCATTCGCCACATCTTCGGCATCTTTGCCGAACTTTTCATTTCAATCTTTCGCCGCCGCTAAGGCGGCATTTGGAGACACGCTAAAGCTTGCGAAAAGCAAAGTCACAAAGCAAAGCAAAACAGCAGGCTCAACCGGCGCCACCACCAACGCCGCCGGTTGAGCCTAAACTTGTTTCCCTAATTCGCAAGACACGAGCCATCTCAGCCCGCGCCACCACAGACCCAAAACCTTGGATGCGCTGGTTGATCGCGCAACACGCATTTCAGAAAGATCCCGCGAAAATCAAGCTTATCCGCATGGGAAACCAATACGGGGGCAAGACAACGGCCGCACTCGCAGAAGTTGACTGGCGCTTAACGGGACGGCACCCCTATTTGGTGACGCACAAGCCACCGGTCAGGGGCTGGGTGGTGACCGCCACAGCTACCCAAGGCATCGCGATCCAAGAAAAATTCTGGAGCATTTGCGACCGCAGCGCGATTGACTGGACGAAAACCCAGGAATTCACCGAGAAAACAGGCTTTGGCCGAAACCCGGTGATCCAATACAAAAACGGCTCGGTTCTCAAATTTAAATCGGTACAGCAGGACGCAAGAACGCTGGCTTCCGAAACGCTGCATTTTGTGATGCTCGACGAGCCCGCAGACGAGCGCGTTTATAACGAGCTTAAAAAGCGGCTTATGAAGAAGAACGGAACGTTCATTCTTTCGACAACCCCAATTGGTGCAGACCTTTCTTATCTGAGAGCCGAGGTTGAAGCTGGCATTGTATCGGACCACCACTACCCCTTCCGTGCGGAGCTGATGATTCCGGTGGGCTCGCGCTACCCGATGCGGTTAGACGATGGGCTCGGAACATTCATGGACAAGGATTTTGTGAATCGGATTCGTTCCGGCACAAGGTCGGCGTCGTCGCCGATCATCCTTGACGGCGAGTGGGACTATTTGATCACCGACGCGATGTTTGTCCCGTTTGATAAGGGACGGCACACGGTGACGCGTTACGAATTGGCGCAAGACCCCACCGAATGGCACATTCATTTAGGGATCGATCACGGAGAGCGGACCTTTAAGCAATGCGCAAGCTTGGTGGCAATTGAGAAAAACCTAACAGCAAACCCGGCTTTCAGGCCTCGCGTGCTTATTCTTGACGAGTGGTTCGGTGAAGGGCAAAGCACCCACGACGACGACGCAGCCGGAATCTTATCGATGCTTCGCCGGTGGGGGTGGGGGTGGCATGACCTCGACCGCGTATTCGGGGACCGCGACCACAACATGCAATACCGAGGCGGAACGAAAAAAAGCAATATCGACCTGCATCGTGCGGTTGCGGCACAACTTAAAGTGACGCGATTGGTGCCCCCAATTATTCAAGCCAAGACCGGGTCAGGCGCAGGTGCGGGCTCGGTGGGCACGGGTGTGGATTGGCTGATGCGCGCGATGGTACCGCACCGGGGGTTCGGCATTTACGAGACATGCAGCCGAACGATCGAGAGCTTTGAAAAATGGAACGGCGATAAAAACAGTGACTACAAGGACATTATCGACGCAATCCGTTACGCCACTTGGGAGCATGCGAATTCAATTCGCCAGGTGCGACCACAAAAAAACTACCAACCCGCAAAAGTAAAAGTTTAAAAAGCGAGGAACAATGAGCGACTTGCAAGTTTTAGGGCACGCGCCCGTGACCATGGAAGAAAAGGACTACAAGCGGTGGACCGAAACCCGCTTGCGCCGCCGAATTTTAGAAGGGGTTTGGCGTGACGACGTGGCGCAAAAAATCACAAAGATGGTGGGCCCGACACGCGCGGAAGCGTGGGGGGATCCTGACTTATCGAGCAATCCCTTCCGAACAGCAACCACCCAGCTTTCCGTTCTGTACGATCGAGGAGTGACGGTATCAGGACCGAGCCCCGAGCTGATTAAAGCCGTGGAAGAAACAGGTCTTTGGGAGTTGATGCAACGGATCCAGCGCGACACGCTCGGACTTCGTGAAATGCTTCTCGCCATCGACGCGCCGAAAAGTGGAGGTTTAAACATCCGTCCCGTTTACCCCGACATGGTAAAGGCAGCGGCAAGCGTCGACGATCCGGATCGACCGGTGACAATTTGTGAACTATGCATGCGAAGCATTGACGGCATGAATACGTGGGTGTGGGATTTGTATGATATTTCAGATCCGGCGTTCCCGTCGGTGCGCTCCTTCTCGAAAGAACCAAGCTTAAAGGCGGACAAGTACGAGTACGGCGACCTGACACAAAAGGTGTGGGGGGGATTCCTGGGGGGCGAAAGTTACCCGTGGCGTTACGCCGATGGGACGCCGTTTTTGCCGTACATCTTGCATCACGCGCAGAAGACAGGGAAGCTTTTTGATTACACCGAGCTAAGCGAGTTAGTGGAAGGCACGCTTCTATGCGCCGTTTACTGGACTTATTTCGGGCACGTGATGCGCCAAGCGTCGTGGCCGCAGCGCTGGATGGTTGGGCTCGAAGCGGCCGGGAGCGAAAAGATTGGGCCGAACGGTGAAAGTCAAATCACGACAGACCCTACGACAGTTTTCCAAATGCAGCTTGCAAGCGACGCAATGAGCAACGGTCAATTTTCGGTGGGGCAATGGAACGCGTCATCAAATCCGGTTGAGATTCAAGACGCTGTGGCAAATTATGAACGCCGCGTGGCTGCAATGGCTGGCATCTCTCCCGCCGACATCCAGCGCGTCGCGGGTGACCCGAGGAGCGGGCACGCCATCGCCATTACAAAAGAGGCACAAAGGGAATCGCAACGGCGCTTTGAACCTCAGTTCCAAGCTGGAGACGAGGAGCTTCTGCGAAAAGCGGCCGCCATGCTAGGCTATCCCGAGGACGGTTGGAGCGTGACCTATCACGCGATTCCGCTAACCGCTGAAGAGTCTTCGGCTGTGAGAGAAGATTTGAAGTGGCAGCTTGAAAGCGGGCTCTTGAAAAAAGAGGATGCTTGGTTAAAGCTGAACCCCGGGAAAACACCTTTAGACGCCGAGCTTTATCTTAAGGTCGAAAGCGAAGACGGAGGCCGGGAATACCCGGTGGGCTACGTGGCGCTGATTCCTGGCATGTTAGCGCAGGTTCAAGCTGGACAAATGAGTATCGACAACCTCCGGGCGCTGCTGGTTACCATGATGGGGCTAACCCCCGAGCAGGCCGCAGAATTCAAATAATACTAAACGACTGAACAGTGCACTCAACGCCTGTACAGTTCTAAAAACCCATGTTATACCTGCCAAGGAGAGCCAACGCATGAACGACCCGACACCGCCCGCAACCCAAGAGACCCCTCCCCAAGCCGCACCCGAGGCCTCGACCGACGCTTCCGGAGAGTCTGAAAAAGGGTGGGAGCAGCGCGACCCTGGCACCTACAGCCGTTTCCAAAAAGTGAACGAGCAGAAGAAGCAATTGCAGTTTGAAATGGCTCGCCTCACCAAGCAAGTTGAGCTATTCGCGGCAGAGAAAGCGCAGCTTTCGGCAATGGTGCAAGAAAAAGAGAACCTTGCGAAAGAGTACCAAGAGACTCTTCGACTCGCAAAGGTGCACCCCTCTTTGCTCGATGACGAGGCGCAGCAGATCGCAAAGACCTATCACGCGAGGCTTGACCCGCAGGGGCGACCCTCATTGGCGGACTGGGTCGCCGAAAAGCTGGCCGCCGGAGACATCCCTAAGGGTCTTTCCGCCTGGCTTTCGCCATCGGCTGGGGGCGCGCCTTCTCCTTTCGCGCCTCCCAAAACGGCAGCAGTAGGGGTCAACGATTCGGCAAAAGTGGTCGCCGGAGCCGATGGCGCGGGACCAACGACGTTGACTCAAGAAATGTTAGATCGAGAAACGGACCCCAAAAAGAAACAGGCATTACTTGACTTTCACTTCCGAAAATTGCAAGCTGGAAAAGGAAATTTGACACCTTGAAAAAAATCAGATACAAGGTGATCTCGCGCCCCACGCGTTACATGGGTGAGAGCCATGAAAGCCAAAACGCACTAAACACCTGAACAGTGGGGGAAGAAATGAACGAAGTTCTTAGCAACGAAACCAACATCTCGATGGCCTCGGCCTTAGCCGCGCAGTACGAGCTTCTGCTTGTTGAAGCACCCGTGATCCAAAATCACGAAGCCTTGATTTACCTTCAATCCGCGAGCAACACCGTAACCACCGAAATTCCGTTGATCGGAATGGGCGGGTATGACCTTCCCCAGGTGATGGGAGAGGTCACCGAAGTACAGAATACCGCGCTAACGACCGCTACGGCGAGCGTCACCCTTGCGCGTTATTCCAAGTCCTATGCCGTTTCTGGCATGGCGCAGGCTGGCAGCACCACCAACGGACCCGCCGGGCAAATCTTGCGAGAGCAGATGTTCGCCATCGATGCCATCCAGTCGCACGCGCTGGCGTTGACGTCGCTTGTTGCAAACCTCGGCGACACCTTCTCAAACACGGTTGGAACAACCACGGTCGCCTTCTCGGTCGCGTCGTTCCTGGCTGCAAAGAGCCAGCTTGACGTTGCGAAAAACACGGGTCGTTACTTGGCTTTGCTTCATACGACTGCGTTTGCGCACTTGCAATCGAACATCACCACGACCTCAGCCGGAGCCATCCAGTGGATGCCGGAGAGTCAATCTTTGGTGTCAAAAATCAACGCTGGAGCCATCGGGACTTACCTCGGGGTGGACATCTACACCACGTCGCAAAGCCCACTGATGAACGCATCCGCAGACCGAGGTTCTTGCATGCTCGCGAGGAGATCAATCGCCTGGTCGGACCGTGCACCCATGGTTCCAAAAGACGGGTTCCTCCTCGGGAATGTTCTTTTTGAAGTCAACCGCGTCCCGCGTTCCGATACCTCGGAATACGTTTCGACCTCGTACATGGGGGTTTCTGAAGTCATCGACGCGTCGGGCGTTACCATTGTCGCAAAAGCAACGATCTAAGGAGAATAAAGCATGGCGAAACTTAACGCACAAATTCCAGGCGGCACCCCGCAAATGGATATCCCGGAGGGTCTCGACCCGATCGAAGCCCTCAGTCGGGCGGAAGTTTCGTCAGCCCCTCAGGCCTACATCGGCGGTTCCCCAACGGGGGACATGTTCCGGAAGAAGGCCATCGAACGCGCGCTTCCGGTCATCCACCCTTACTTGCTTTGCGCTCACCCCAACCGAATCACGGTCGCCTTCGCCGATCACAAAAGCGTTGGCGTCGTGGTGCCCGAGTTCGGCGCAATCCGCTTGATCCCTGGCTTGTCGCGCATCGACGAGAAGGGTAACAACATCCAAGCGGCAATCCAAGCGCGGCAAGAGCAGGGGTGGAAGGTGATCCCCCTTGAGATTCAGGGGCAGGGCAACCCCTACATCAAAGCCGTGGACTCCTCAACGCGGACCTACCTCGCAAGCTGGCAGTCTTTCGTGCCAGGGATCCCAGACCCTGTTTCAGATATGAAAAAGTACATCGAATTTTGTAAATTCCTGTACGACTCAGGCTTCTTGGAGCGTCCGCATCCCCAGATCATTGAAGCCAAGAAGTCGGCTTTGCTCAGCGTTTTGGGCCAGTATGGAGCCCATGAAAACAACATGGCGATCAAAGCCGACATGAACAAGATGGCACGCTTCTTGCAGGCGTACGACAACTTTTTGGGAAAGGTGTAACATGGGACGAGACCGAGACCATCAGTCGCATTCAGATTCCGTGAAGGTGCACGAGGAACTTCTGCGTAAAGAAGGCTACCGAAAGTCGGAAGCCCGCAAAGTGGCGGAAGAAGCCGCGACAATCCTTCATTCCAAACTTGATAAAGGGGAAAACAAAACATGAGACAATTATCTTCGATCGTCGCCAACGGCGCCACGTTAACCAACACCACGGTTGAAACCATCCTCGGACAAGTGGCGTTGCCCGCCGCTTACTTCCAAAAGGCAAAGGCTGTAAGAGTGTCTTGGGCCGGAACGGTTCCGAGTACCAACAGCACCGATACCCTTTTGATCAAAGCCCGAGTAGGTACCCTCGGGACCGCGTCCGATCCTGCCGTGTTTACAGGGACTGCTACCGACGCCACCAACTCCGATGTGTTCGGTGGGGATTTGCAGGTGCTCGCGCGCGCCGATTCTGCCGCCTCTGTGGCGCTGATCGCCAGCGGCTCGGCCACAAACCCGGGCGCGGCGCCGTCGCGCTTGCAGGTGGCCTCTGCGGCAGCGTCCGCAGTCAACACTTCGGCCGTCGTTTATGTCACGATTACCGGGGCTTGGTCGGTGGCTTCGGCTTCGAATCAGTGCGCTTTGATTGCTCTTGATGCGTTTGAAATCCAAAGCTAAGAGGTTCCCAAGTGGCTGAAATCCAGTATTCCCCAAGGTTTCAACTCCCGCACCTTCTTGAACGCGAACGTGAAAACACGCTCGCGCTTTCGATCTACCGAGAGGGTGCGCTTGTCGCGCCCACTTCAGGGACGGTCACCCTCTACGACACCAACGGAACCTCAAAAGCCTCGGTATCGGCGACCATTATAAGCCAAGTTCCAAGGGCTGTTTTCACCACATCGCACCTTTCACCGCTAGACTACGGTGAGGGGTACTACATCGAGTGGGCACTTGCGATGCCAGACGGTGTCACCCACACCTTCGCAAACGATGCCATCATTTGCAAACGAACGCTTTCCCCTGTGGTTTCGGATTCCGATATTTACCAAAGGGTGAGCAGTCTTCGCACGGGAGACCCCGGCTCCATCTCGTCCGCGACCACCTACCAAGACCAATTGGACTCGGCTTGGGTTACGATTCAACTCCGAATGATCGAGAAAGGCAATCGCCCCCATTTGATTATTTCACCCTCGGCTTTGAGGGAATGCCACATCAACCTAACCCTTGCCATTGTGTTTGAAGACTTGGCCTCACGCTCAAACGAAGCTTACGGCGAGCGCGCGAGAGCGTACCGCGAAGCTTATGAATCGGCGTGGAAAAGCGTATCGTGGAAACAAGCCGATCAAGAGGGTCGGCCGGAATCCAAAGAATCACGAAAAGGTATCCGATCCACCGTTTGGCTTTCGAGCCGCCGATGAGCCTATCCGCTTCTGCGATTCGCCAGCGTGCACAGGCCGCAATCGAGGCGCTTTACACAACGCAAACCCCATGGAAGCACTCCTACCAGATATCGGACAGCTTCCCAGCAGACCCTCAAAAGCATGGGCATTTGGCCTTTTGCGTCGACTTACCCCTTTCGTCTTACACCGGGCAGGACATGTCACCAAAGCGGAGGCCCGATGGGGTTTGGATGGAGGAGGCACTTCGCGTGAGATTCCTTTTTCGATTGCAAGTTGACAACCAAGTTGCGAGCTACGACCTGGCTTTAGACAAAGAGGAAGAGCTTCGCCGAGCGGTACTCGGAGCCTCTCAACTCGGCGGGGTGCATTGGCTTTTGCAACTTGCCCGACGAACGGTTACAGCGTCGGGAGAGTTCTTTCTTTGCGATCATCAGTATCTCGTGAAATACCTCCAAAACATTTGAGCCACCTGAAGGAGCCGATCCATGCCTGTTTCAAGCTTTCCAAAAAACGCCAAGGATGGAACCCTTACCATCTCCGATAACACATCAGGAACCCCCTTGTCTTTGACGGTTCCTTTAGTCCTTGACGACTTAACCCTTGCAAACTTTAAACAACAGAGCCGTGAGCTGGTGACCGCGCAGTCCCGGGGGGAATTTTATATGATGCGACTCGGCAACCGGGAGACCGCAGATGGGGGTTTCACCGTGGGCTTTACGCATTTCACAAGCTCAACTTCGACCTCTGTTTTAGATGCGATCATGAAAACGGGGTACTTCGCCTCGGCGGTGTCGTTCACGGCCGCAATTGGTGACGTCATGACTTACAAGGTCACTTTGACCAAAGAGGGTACAAGCTTTGGCGATGCGGCAGATCACACCTGCGTTCTTGAAAAGTGCTACTTGTTTTCCAACCAGTATTCGGAATTGATGAGCGGCGATACCGTTTCCGTTTCATTCATCCGGCATCACGATGTGACGTTCACCTAAGGTTGAACTCTTCGAAAATTTCGAAGAGTTCAATTTGAACTCACCAAGAATCCTGGTGAGTTGACAAGGAATCCTTGACAACTGGAGAATCAGCTTATGACTTCCTTTTTGCCTTACACTGCCAAGATTGCTTTATCAAACGGGCAAGTGATCGAGTTCCCCGCTACCCGAGACGTGAAGGTCTCGGAGTACGTGGCAATCGTCATGGGCGCGGCAGCACCTGAAGAAATGCACTCCTACTTGGGCGCCGCAGTTCTGGCCCTCACCTCGGTAAAAATCATGGTGAAAACAGAACTTAGCGAGCAGCTCTTTTTGAAGATGGGGCCGATCGCGTTTGGCGCGCAGGTCATCGATGCGATGGTACAGGGAGGGTGTGATCTCAAGAGTGTGATCCAAGAGGGAGGGAAAGCCTACTCGCACCTTGCAAAAACGAAGGCTGAACTGATGCAGGTCATTGCGAAAAAAGAGGAAGCAGTTGATTTTTTAGAAGCCCCTCCGGTCAGTGGGAACGAAGGTTCTTAGCCATTGATCGGCATTGGGGGCAAACGCCCGGGTGGTGTCTTACCCTCCCGCCTGAAACCCTTCTAACCATACTCGCCGATTTTGAAATTTACCACACCCCGGACAAACCGAAAGACCCTTTGAGGATTCCACAGCATGGCAAAAAGGCAGCTTTACCGAGGGCAAGTGGAAATCACAATCGACGATAGCTTGTCGAAACAGTTGTCCGCTTTTGGCGATCGGCTAGGGTCAACGGTGTTATCCCTCGCGGCGCCAAAAGCAATGGAAATCGCAGCAGACGCGCGCGCAAAATGGCCGGTTGCAACAGGGACTTCAAGGAAAGGACTGGAGGCAGCGGCTAACTTTGGAAAGGACTATGTGCGGATCGTGATCCGAGGTCGCGCACCTTATACGATGTTCATCGTCCACAAATACAGCATCTCAAAAGACAAGACCTTTAAAGAGCGTTACGCAAAAATGAGCGCAAAGCAAAAGGCAGCTTTTGAGGTTTACCGTGAGAGGCAGGTGAGGGACTACGGCAAAGCTAAAGAACAAGACCTTGAGCGGAAGAAAGCAGGGAAGCCCTGGCTTTCTTACGTTTCGATACCCTTTACGAACGCACGAAAAACCTTTATTTATGAAATTGAAGAAGGGTTCCGAAAAGCGATGGGGATCCCTGGCGCACCCCCGCCAAAACTGCGGCTGATTGTGTTACCGAAGGCGGGACCGGAGTCGATCGTTTCAATTTCTGATGATGTGGGTGTTGCATGAACAATGCAGAAATCGGCATTAAAATCAAGGTTGATGATGCCATTAAGGAGCTCAAGAAGTTAGGCAGGGTCACCGACGCCGAGGCGAAAGACCTTTCGAAGGTCTGGAAAAATACCCTTACCGAACAGCTAACCACTGGGAAGAAAGGTGCGCAACAGTCGGCACGCTTTAGCGCCGAAGCGATGTCAACTTACAAGCAAGCCACGGCCGCCGTGCTCGGCGACCAGATCAACGACGTCCTCGACATCACGGCTTCCCTGGGCTTTCTCGGGCCCGAGGTTCTGGCGGTAGGGGTCGCCGTCGGTGCAGTTGTTGGCAGCATGGCAGCCCTGGGTATCTCGATGAAAGCGGCCTTTGAAGCAGGGCAAACGCTAACCGATTGGGCCATTCAAGCCAACGAAGGGATGAAGGGTTTAGGTGAGGGGGTTGAACTCTCAAAAACTCAGTTATCCGGGCTGCAAGAGGTATCGGATAGCTTCGCCGCCGCAGGCATGGCTTTCGATCAGCAGTTTTTGCAGGTCATCGGAGGCTCGATCCCGGAGCTTAAGCGGGTCGCCGATGCGTTGGTGCCGATCTCGATTGAGTTATCGGGAGCCTTGGCCGAGGGGTTGCGCATGGCGCTTCCATTGCTCGCCAGTTTCTCGGAAGCTATGGCCGCCATTTACCAAGTAGGAAGCGGAGTTTTAGAAGTTTTTGCGTCTCAGATTCCGTTGGTCGCAAGCCTCGCCGAGCGGTTTGCTGAAATCTCTTTGGAGGTAACGGCATTCCTAAACCCCTTGACTTACGTCGGTGAAGCATTGGGGGCGCTAGGCGGCTACGCATTCGACACAGCCAAAGAGTTTTTTGAACTCTCCGGAAAAACAGGAGAGTTGCGGCAGTCCACCGGCGGGCTGTTTGACATCTACACTAAGCTTGTTCTTCTGATCAAAAGCTACGTTCAACCTGCAATTGAAACGCTGACCCCTGTTTTTAAGGCGGTGGAAGAAGGAATCTCCGGAGTGGTCCGGAGAGTCCAAGGCGGGATGAAGGAAGCCGTGCACGCGGTGCTTGGCGAAGACGCCGTCGCGGCTGCAAAAACCATGCTGGATGAAATGGACGAAGCATTCGCCGCCATCTCCGGAGCCTGGACCGGGGAGACCGCAGCGATCGACGAAAACTATAAAGCTACAAAGCGACTTGTTGGGCAGAAGCGAGAGCTTACCAAGGCTAACAAAGAACTCAAAACTGAAATGTCAGTGGAGGACCAGGCGTTTTGGGCGATGTATGACCTCGACGAAATGGGGCGACAACGGGCGTTAGACCACGAAAAAAAGCTTGCAGAACTGCAAAAACAAAACGATGCAGAGCGGCAGCGGCAGCGCGACAAAGACACTGCGGACGCCGAAAGGCTCGCGAGCCAAGAGCTTACCGCGAAACAGTCCATGCTTGCTTCCGCGCAAGCCCTCGCAGACATCTCGGCGACATATTCCAGAAACCGATTATCGGCGTTGCAACAAGAACTTGAAGCACAGGAAGAAGCAGGAACGGCAGGAGTCGGTTACATTAAACAGATGATTGAGCAGGAGAAGCAACGCGCCACCCGTCGGGCGGCTTTCGCGAAAGCGATCGCGCTTACCGAAGCCATCACTCAAACTTACGTCGCCGTCACGGAGGCGCTTCCAAACCCGCTTTTGGCCGCCGCCGCAGGAGCCGCAGGAGCCGCCGCCGTGGCGTCCATCGCCGCCGCTCCATTGCCGCAGTACCACGGCGGAGGTGTCGTTACGGCGAACTTGCTCCAAGGTGAAGCAGTACTAAACAGAAGTGCAGTCGCAGCCATGGGCGAGCAGTCCGTAAACCGCATGAACGACCGCACAAATAGGCAGCAAAACACCACTTCCAACATCTACCTAAAGGGTCGGTTGGTCGATCAAATTGTGGAAGAAGGTGTCAAGAATGGCCCGCGAACCCGTCGCGCGTTAAGTGTGACCCGATCCCTTGCGCAGTACACCTGAACAATTCCCTGGCGCCAGGGAATTGATCGAAGCCGGAGAGAACAGCCATGGCCGCACAGGCAAACGAGCCCCTTCGAGGGTTCATCATTCCGACAAAACAACTGATTGGAACAAATGTTTTGCCCACGGTTTCCGACTACACCGAACGCAACCCGAGAGGTCCAGGGCCTACCCTTGACCGCGATTCCGAAGGCGGGGTGATCTCAGTCTTTGGCCCGATGGGCGAGAGCGTCACCCTTCGCGCGAGAGCCGGAGGAAGCGGAGGCCAAGGCGCCGAGCCTGCGGTGTCGGTGACCGATGCCGACGGGAACGTGTTCGGGTGGTGGGACCAATCCCAAATTCGGGCGACGATGACCGTCCCGGGCGTTGAGATATTAGAGGACAGCGCCCCAGCCCTCGTTGCGGTCACTCCATATCGGGCGATTCTAGGCGTTGTAGACACCTCAGGCGATGTGCAAGTCCACTCCCTCACGTTCTCGGGCTCAGACGGGCTAACAGTGAGCACCGCCGTTTCAGTAGGTTTAAGCGTCACAACGACGGAGCAGTACGGGCAATTTGTCGCGCTGTGCAAGGGGAGAGACGGAAACGTTTATGGAGCGGTGCTATCGGCCGACGACTTCGACGGGACATCGCGAGGAGTCATCTCGACCTTCATGATTAAGAATCCCCTTTCCGACAACGACATGGAATGTGAAATCATCCGGAAAAGTGCGGTCACGGTGGGGTGGGAGTCTTCCACCTATCGGGGTTTGTTTCTTTATCAATATGTTGACAAGACCTTCCATCTGGCCTGGCACTGCGTCGATGGCACAACGTCTTATTCGGCGTTGCTTCGGTCTTCTCAGTCTTTGGAGAACCTCGTGTGGTCGGGGGGAGCGTCGGGAGACGTGGGCGATCCGTTTTGTTTCCTCCCCAAAAAGAACTCTTGCATCATTGGGTGGGGGTATGCCGCAAACCCCCAAGAGGTGGAGTACATCTCCGCATGGGATGCCGGAACCTACGTTGGGACGCGGTTGATCCAAATATCAGATGCCGCCATGGGTTTTGGATGGGAGGCTCACAATGGAATTTGTACGTGGTTTAACGCGCACAATGCAAGCACGGCAATATGGGGGAGTGTTTCTTACGATTTTGGATCAATCACGGAAGGGATCGATCAAAACGGAGTGATGAATCCGATCGGTGGAGGGTACGGCGGAACCTCTTTTCGGACACCGCCTGGATACGCTTACTGTGGCGGAGGCGGGTGTGTGGTCTTTGAGTCCGGAGAAGAGCTTGCGCTTTGGCGGTACGGCGGTTTTGACGTCGTTTCTCCTATTCATACTTCAACCGACGACATCCAAAATGAAGTGCCAAGACCCACCTTTGCTTGGGGGGGCGGCCCCGATAGCGAGAGGGGTGGAGGCATAGGCCAAGGGGTCTTCGTCTCGGGCTCGGCTTCTTTCTCCGGGCAGGCTTGGACCATCGTGACACCTGCGGCATCTGTAGTTACTTCTGGATGTGTCACAAGGTATGAAGTCGATTATGGCTCACCATCGGAAGACTTCATTGACGGACCAGACATCGAGCAGCAACGTGGGGCGGTATGGATCCGAGCTATCTTTGGACTGATTGGGACAGGTACCAAGATCACGTTCTCCTGCGTGATCCCAAACGATGTGGGAATCGGGGTCGCCTCTTCGTTTGAGTTCGACGGAACAAGCATCGATTGCAGTTTACAAGGGGTTACCTACAGTTTCGCTTACTCCTCTGGCGACTTGATCAAGGTGGACATCTTAGCTGATCGCGATAACATTGAACTGTTTATTGGGGAGTACCCGGACGGGGTATCCGAGAGAGTCGCCGGAGGCGCTTACACCCCCGCCGCTTTGGGGGATGTGAGCGTGGATGTGCGGTGCAAAATCGAAAACACCACCTCACCTTCCGGAAATGGGTTTTGCGATTTGGCAATGCTGGCTTATTGTTTTGTGAACACCGGGGAAAATGATATCACCGCAACTTCAAGCTGGCCAGCTTACGCCGCTTCAAGCGCCAGTAACGCCATCGCTTCGGAAAGCGTGCCAGGGGCTCCTTTAGTCTCAGACGTTGGGGTCATGCTCCCGGTCGTGGCCGTCAACCACTACACCACCGACAGCGTGATCGACTACGCCGGAGCTCCTTCCGCACTCCTCGTGAGAGCCCCGCTAAACCCCGGCATGCGCTGGCTGGTCTCGCCTACCTCGGACACGCCCGCCGAGGCCATCCTTCCAGACGTCGAGCCCTCCCCTTCGAGGGGATTCCGGAGCAATGATAACGACAACGTCACCTTGTCTTTCGCGCTACCCGACGCCTGCAAGTTCGGGCCTGCTATCGGCCTTTTCATCGACGGGTGTAACCGCCCAACGGTGACCGTGAGCCTTTCCGGAACCATGGGCACCTCAACCGATATCATCGAAATCGACATGCTGGACCCCGACGGTGTGGGTGAAGTCTCGGCGACGGTGTACGGCACCACCGTAACCTTCGCGCCAGGCCGGTACCTGATGCGCAACGAGCTTGCAGGCTCGCATATGCGCTTTGAAACAGGCGCTTTAACTTACCGTTACGTTAGGATTCTATCGAACACCGAAGGCGGGAGCGTTGGCAAATTGTGCACAGTCACCCTTGACAAAGAGGGCGACGACGACCCCGACGGACTCCCCGCAGATGGCACCTATGATGCGTGGGTTTGCTGGAAACATGCTTACGTGGTGCTCGGGGGGATGGTCCAAGCCGCATTGGACGGATTTAATTTTCTCGATGATAAAGCTTATGTCACCTTGACTTTGGATGAAATCAGCCCCTCCACAGAGACCTACGCGAAACGCGGTGTGACCTGCTCTACCTTCTGCTTTGGCGAAGCGCTTTTGGTATCTCCTAACCATGATACCGATTGGGTAGAGGAGCGCATGCCAGACCGCGAAACATCCGGGAGAGACGGCAGAACCACGAGGCGCAAGGTATCCGAAGGGCCGCGCAGGCTATCCATTGGATGGACTTCTGCGGGGGGATATTATGGGAACATCCGTAACAACGCTCCGGATCACGTCACCCTTAACAGCGTCGCCGTCTCCAATTTCCACGATGTGGGCTATACCCTTTCAGGAATGATGGATGATCTCGATGAAGGGGTGCGCCCGGTGTGCGTGGTGCGGCAGGAGGTGGTGCACGATACGCCCGTTTTCGACCGGAGCTTGTTTCTGTTTGGGCATTTGGACTCTTCCGTTTCGCTAGAAAACAGCATCGGCGACGAGGGAGAAGATGAACAATTGCGGGTTCAAACCATGGCTTTCATGGAGTCAAAATGAACCTAAGAGACTATCCGCCGAAGATCGTTGTGGAGTCCTCGGGGGTGACGTACACCTATGAGGGCGCCGACATCGAGGCGTTATCGGTATCGCGCGGAACCCTCGACGGCACCACGGTAACGCTCGCAAACCTTCGTGGGCTACAGGCCGACAACCTGCTTTTTTATGGTATCAAAGCCTTGGTCAAGATTTACTTTGGCGAGGTATTGGTGAGTCAAGGCGACATGTCAGCGCCAGCGGTGGAGTCTTCCGGCGGCGGCTCGCTTTCGTTCGACGTTGTGCCGGTGTTTTCGGGCCGGGGGATTTGGTGCCCGAGACGAGAAGGGCTTTTCCCCATGACCGCGCCTTGCGTGTTTGGTGGCGCGGTTCCGCCAGCAGACGGGGGGCCGTTTGAGCTATTTTTCTTAAGACCGGAAGACTGGGATAAGGGAGGGACTCCGGAGAACCCTACCGTTGATGTGTACTTCTCGCCGTTTTGGGGGCCTGCAGCGGAGGCGCGAGACAGTGGAGAAGTGATTCAAACATCAGGTTTTAACTGCGACATTTTAACCGGAGCAACCGGAGCAACCGACTTGACCGGCCGTATCTCGGTTCTGTTCCCAACCTACCAAGCGAACAGTGATGTGATTGTGGTTGGGCTGGTTTCCGGTAACCGCGCGTTTTACGATAACTATGAAAACGTGGTGGTAGAACGTGCGTTTTACGGCGTGAATGCACGTGACGACATGGAGGTTCGACAACTCTCTTTGCCTGCCGCCATCGAATGGATATACCGCAACTCACTCGGCTCTTTAAACTGGGATTTGTTCCAGCAATACCGAGCAGGCTATGAATGGTTCAAGGTGTTTTGGTACTTTGTGGATGGGTACCCCTCGGCCGAAGAGGCCATCGACGAGCTCGCGAAAGACCTTCCCCTTCGCCGCATTGTCTCGCCTCAAGGCTACTACTACCGCTTTGTTTCGCCGTTTCCGGAGGACGTGAAAGAGACTTTCCGGGTGGGGGAAGGAGCCATCGAGCGAGTCTCCGGGTTCGCTTATACCTCCATCGACGAGGTCGAAAACAAGTTTGAAGCTGGCTATGCAAGAGCAAACGAGAAAATGAGCCTGACCTACCGAGTCAAAGGAAACCCTGACGCCGACGGATTCTCGGGAGCCATGGCGGCATCTCAGCAGTCTTACGGGGAGAGGATGGGGCAAGTCACGTACAATACCCACGACGTCCGAACGGCCAAGGAGGCTTTGATTTATCGGGCGTTGGAGAAGTCTTTTCCAAAGGTTGAGCTTGAGATTGAGGTACCCTTGGCGATGGGAATTTTCCTCGATGTTCTCGACACCATCCGCATCATTGATTCCAAGGTGTCGTTCGATCGACTTTGTCGCATCGAAGAAATGACGCTTTCAACAACCACTATTCGAATGAAGGTGCTGGCTTACAATGATTGATGCAAACATTCGTGAGACTCTTCGTCAAATCGAGCACCTAGCCTACGAGGCAGGTCTTTTGGAAAACATTTTGAGGCGACCATACTTTGAAAACAAAAGGATAAAAGAAGGTTTTGAGCAATGGCTAAGCGCGATAAATGAAGCGCTTGACGGGTTGCGCGAAGAAGTAAATCAGGTTATCAAAAAGGACTAGGGGGCAGCATGGCAGAATGGACGTACACCAACCGGCAAGGGTCGGGCGTGATCTCGGGCACCGTCTCGGACTACCGATTTTTTGGCGCCGAAGGGCAAGTCGCGCAGTGGGCTATCGTTGTGCGTGGCACCACGGTGGGGGCTTCCGACGAGGTCGCCGTCGACCTTGCAGCACTTGGGGTGCCGCCGCTGTTTACGATTACCCTTCTCGACGCCTACGTTTCATCGGGCACCATCCAACCAAAGGTTGGGACAGCCGCCGCCTTTGCAGGATTTGACGACAAGGTGAGCACCGCCGCTGCGGCGCAGCGCGTGGCTAACGTGCAGCCTTACCCGATCTTTTTTATCGCTTCGCCAAGGTACCTGTACATTCGCCCGGTTACGTCGGTGTCTGCAACGGTTGACATTGCATTAACTTTGGTTTCAGGCCATCAGTTAAGGGGGACTTAAGCCATGGCATGGAGCTTGCCGAGTGTGTGGGATGGTCTTTCGTTTTCCTCCGGAGGAGGAGGCGGGAGTGGTGTCGGACTGACTGCCCAAACCCTTACCTATGACTCAACGTCGGTGACGTGGGACTTGTCCGCCGGGGGGTGCGCAACCCTAACACTCACGGGAAACGTGGCGGGATTCGCCAATCCTACGGAAGGGGTCGATGGTCAGCTAGTGGTTTTGGAAGTCATTCAAGGGGGCTCGGGCTCTTATGTCATCTCCTCGTGGGGGGCAGATATTGAGTGGGCGATTGGGGAGCCTCCGGTTTTGTCAACAGCCGTTGGTTCAAAAGATGCCTTTTACGGGCACTATAACGATGGCAAGTTGATGTTAGGACTTGTCGCGAGAGGGCTCACATGATCCGTAGACTCATTCAAAAATTGATAAACTTCTTTCGCCGGTGGTTTCCATCGGATCAAAAACAACTTGTGACCGCAACGGAGGAACCAAAAATGGCCGAAGAACAACCCCAAGTCAGCCCGAAAGTGATTTCATTTATTGATAAAAAAGCGAGCTTGCGAGCCGAGCTTTTGGCCATCAAGACCCTTTGGAAGACCACGCCAAAAAGCCAAGAAGCCGAGAGGGACTCTTTGAAAGCACAGTACCACAAGATTTCTGCGGAGCTTAGAAACCATCTTGCGCATCCACGCAAAAAGGTTGCAAAGAGTGAGTAGTTCACCTCTTCATTCCGGGCTTTACGGCGCCAACCTTAAGGCATGGTGGGAGGCTGGGCATGGGTGGACCGCCGCCGGTGGGGGTTCGCCCGCGACCTGGGCTTCGCGAGTGGGATCGCACGTTCTGACTGCACCTTCCGAAGCCACTTCGCCCGCGCGGGTAACCGGGGTGCTGGGTGGGCGTGATGTGATTCGTGCCGACGCCGTGACCAAATACATGACTTGCCCGCACAGTACCGACTTTGAATTTGCAGGAGGCGGGAGTATCTGGGTGCTCTACCGCATGTCAACGGGTGGGTCGGGCCCGGGCCCTGGACCCATCGGAAAATGGAGCTCTACGGCGGCAGATGCGCTTTGGAAGGTGGGAGTGCTTGGAACGGGCAATGCCGTTTTATCAATGTACGACGCAGGCGGAACCCTTCGAACAACCACACTTTCATCGAGAGCGAACGATGGCAATTATCGCTTGATGGGAATTCACAACAACGGGTCGGGGACATGGTCGGGATCGTTGAGAATCGGCCGCCAAGGCACAACGTTAGCCACAGGGTCAGGCCTTCATACGGAACCGGCAACCCCTCTTTCGATTTTCCGCGCAGCCCATGACGACGTACTTCAAGCCTCCATGGGGGATATCGCTTTGATCGTGGTGCTAGCGGGAGTGTCCACCGGCACCGGCGCGAGCGCAGGCAACACTGCGATTGAAGAGTGGATAAGGGACAATTATTTTTCAATCCCCACGCATTCGCTCAGGTGGCAAGCTTCGCGTGGCGCGCTTCCGGCTTCTGGGGGCCGCGTGGCCGCGTGGACCGACACAAGGTCAGGCGTTGACGCAACGCAAGGCACAGACGCCAACAGGCCGACGCAAGCCGCGCTTGTTGCGGGCGCGCGCCCCGGGCTCACCGGCTCGGTGACGTGCACCATGGAGGCTTCGGCCGCTTCGGTTCCGTCGCTCGCTTCGGGATTTTCAACGTGGGCGGTAGTGCGGGATATCTCTTCCACAGCGGGGATCGGCATTGTCGCGCAGTGGGACACTTCTTCTGCGGCCGAGTCTGTTTTTAGATTGCTGATGAATCAAACCGGAGGAGCAACCACGGGTTCGCTTAACGTGTCGGAAGCCTCCACCAACACCGAGAGGGTGCGCACCACCTCGGGAGACCTGACCACGGCGGCCGTTCGGCTTGTTATCGCGTGGTTCGACGGCAGCAATATCTATGCTTGGGACTCCAATTCTAACACCACGACGGCAGCCACAGCGTGCGCAGGCGGCAAGACTTCGGCAGTGACTGGGCTGCGGCTTTTCGCGGCGTCATTGACCACGGGCAACAACCCTTGCACCATTCTTGATATCGGGTTAGCCAATGTGGTGTACTCTTCCGATGAGAGAGCGTGCCTTGGTGGCACGCTCCGTCACACGTACGCTTTTTAAAAAGGAGAAAGGAACATGTTTATTGAATGCTACGATCCCGACACTGCGGCTTATGTGGAGTATGTGCCAGGTGTTACCCCTCAATCCTGGTGCAACGATGTAGAGTTTGAGGAATCGGTTTACTATCTTTGGGGCCTTTACGTTTTTTGCGAGGTTGATCCGTCGTTTACGAGGGTTGGCGATACAGTTCTTGACAACATGGACGAAGGCGACGCGGCGCGTCTTCGGCTCGCCGAGGACTTCGAGACGGAGGTTCTCGTGCCTTTGTTTGGGCTCTCTTACGATAGCCTGATCGCCGACGGGGTACCCTCCCACAGCTACTCGGTAGACTATGGTCTTGTCGATGCGGCGGGTCTGTTTGTCGGCCTTGATGCGGCAATTGGCGCGGGGCTCCTCCCCATTGACGGCCCCACCTACGACGACCTTGCGGCATACCTCACCGGCAACATTGCCGACTACGACGCCGCCGGATTGATCCGGCCTTCGGTGGTGTCTATTGCCGCAAGCATTATCGCAGATGCGAAGGTTGAAGCGGCGGCTTCGTGAGTCTCGCTTTGCCCCTCCCCCTGCGGCTTGCAGCCGCTAGGGGTTATCCAATCTTTGATAAGAAAAAGCACGATTTAAATATCATTATCATTCGCGCCGGAAGCAAGCCCGACGCGTTCGATGATATTTTTTCGGTGAGCCGACTGGTCGATGAGTTCCCACGGCAGGCAACGCCGGAGACGTTTAAATCTGGCGTTCCTCGCCTGATGTGGGAAACAAGACTGTTCGCCTGTACAGTTGACCCCGGTTTGGTGTACGCCAAAGACCCCATGAATCCCAAGGGAACGGCGCACCTCGCGCCTGGCCACTACCCGCGAAGCCACCGGAGAGGCCTCCACAAAGGGACTCCTGCACTGGTGCAGGTGGGGCCGGTCACTGTCCGAAGGGACGCCGACAGAGACGGAGACACTGACGAAAACATCTTTGAAACCGGAATCTTCGGGATCAATGCGCACAGCACACGAGGCGAGCCGGTGAAGGTCGGGCGCTGGTCGGCGGGGTGTGCGGTGTTGCCGCTGGTGATGGATATGGATTGGGTATTGACTGCCGTGGACCAACAAGAAAAAGCAGGGCTTGGTAGCCTGGTATCCCTTACCGTGTTAGAGGTCTCCTAAAGGAGGCCTCAAATGGCTGATGCAATTCAGGGAACAGGGTATGCGGATCATATGGAGCGAAGGGTGGGACTGCTTGAGTCCAAGGTGGACTCCATCGCAGAACATGTGATTGGTCTTCGCGCAGACCTCGGAGCACTCCGCGAAAGCGGGATGCAATGGCTCAACCAGATTTTAAACATCCTTCGCCTTTCAGTGCTCGGCATCTTTGTTGTGGTCGGTTTAATCTTGATTATCGCGGGCGTTTCGATGGGGGCGAACACCAAGCTAAGCGGCTTTGGTGTTGAAGCTGAGGTCTCCGGGAAGAGAAAAGACCCCTGGTAAGACAGCGTGCCTTTCGGCAGAGGCCCCAGGGGTGGGCTATTGCACTTGATTAGCACCTTGTAAGGGTGATGGCAAGAACACGGCGTAAGAGTAGAAGATGTCAGGGAGTCCGTCGCCAACTTCGATGCGAAAGATTTTGAAGAAGTCAAAGCCGAGGGCTTTTGCGGGGATTCGTTGGCTCATCTGATAAATGGTCTCGCGGTGCTCTTCGGCCTGCGAGAACCCGAGAACGTTAGCGATGTAGTTCATGGTGTAGTGGTGCACAGCAACATCGCCCAAGTTGGTTCCAGGAGGGAGCACTTCGGCAAGCCATTCGGCGCCTTCAACGGTCATTCGGAGCTTCAAAAGGATTTCAAAAGGGCTCATTGGTTATAATACCAATCAACCAAAATGCGTTCCAAACTTTGCATAAACATTTGCACTTCTTGCGCATACCCTGAGATTTCAAGTTCCTCGGGCCACTTGACAATAATTCGGCCCGCCCCAACAGGTTTCAGTGTAAAAACTTGCTTGAAATCGTGAAACCAAAGGGAGCAAGTAGCATCGGTCAAATGGTCTTTTTTGTCCCACTCCACGGAATGCGCCGCGTCGATAAGATCTTGCGCGGCGGAACTTGGGCCGCCTCGCGTTCGGCGTTCATTTTCTAAATAAAGAGACGGGGAGTCGTCGAAAAAATTGATCGAAAGAGAGTAGGTTAAACGATTGATTTGAATAATCATGTGTCCGCCTTATTCAGGGTTTTAATGAGTTGAATCGTTTGGTAAGTCACAAAGGAACTGCGGGTTCGTTCTTTAAGCAATGCCGTAAACACAAAGTTAACAGTCTCTTTGTCACCCGAAGGGGCAAGCACGCACGTCATCATCGCCACGGTTCGCAGTCCTGCTGAGTACTTGATTTGGATGTGGTTAACCGCAGCTAAGACCTCCCGAATCAGTTTTAGGTTGTCCAAAGCGCACCCAACGGGTCCAAGGCTGGTGTTGATCGTGAGGTAAGAGAGGGTGTCGGTGTGGTAAGGAGAAGTATCGTCGCGCTCGGACATGTGTCGATCCTTTGCTTAGCGGGCGTCAGAAGTAAGGGAAAAAGACTTCCCTTTTTAGGGACCAGGAGAAGCGCCTAAAGAGAGAAGCCTTGGATAAATGGAAGGGGAGAACGAGGTTTTGGCGATGCGAAAGTTAGCAGGTAACGCAAAGCCTGCGGCCCTCCCCAAGTGTTATTCGGTTGGTTTTGGCTTCCGCTTTCGAGGATTGGAAATCTCTCCTTGAGGTGCCGCCGGTTCTTTTGGAGGGCCGGCGTGCGCTAGCTCGAATCTTGTGAGGATTCGAAGAGCTCGGTCAGGGATAAGCTCAATGAGTCGAACCCCTAAACGCATGAACAGGTTCTCCCAACATTTCAAGTCAGAACGCCGCCAATTCGCGCAGGTTAAGACGGCGACAACAAGGTTTGAATCGAGCAACGAGAGATCAAGAGTCTTAAAAAACTCCTCCGCTTCCTCCATTCGGTTGTCCGAAAAGGCGTCGTCCACCCATTTAAACAGGGTGTTGACTGCGGCTTGCGTGGTGCCCGCACGTACACGCGCGTAAATTTTGACCTTGACGTGCTCCACGTCGGTAAGTTTATTCATTTTTTACCTCTTTGTTCTGCTTTAAATCTTTGGTGCGCCTCAAATTTTGCAATACCATCAGGGGAGCACAGCCAAACAATGGCTTTTGCTCGCTCTTCTGGAGTCCTTTCGACAAGCGGCCTTGTGCCCGCGCTTCTAAAGAACGCATCGATTTCTGCAAGGTCCGCTTCGCTGAAGTGTTCCTGGATTGAGATCAACAAGCCTTCAGTTTCACCTTCTTCAAAAGCGTATTTTTGAGGAGGCGATGGAGCCTTTGGGGGTTCCTGTGGCGCAACCTTTGGGGGAGGAGGAGGTGTCTTTGGTGGGGTCTTTTGAGATGCCGGAGGCTCTTCTTTATGTTTGTCCGAGTCATCAAGAAGGTCTTTTGTGGGGATGCAGAAGGCTTGCAGAACCGCTTGCTTGTACGCGGCGGAAGCAGCGGAAGCCAAGGGTTTACCATTATAATCGTCGGCCTCGCCGAAAGCTTCAACATAAACGACCTCATCTTCACACCGGATCGCAAATCTTACCTTCACAGAAGCTGAAGTCTTTTTCGTGGTTCCATGCAGTTCTTTTGAGATCACATCGATGGAGTCCACCAAAAACACGACACCATTTTTGGCGAGCGCTGGTGCGAGACCATTAAAAACATCATCGATAGAACGATATTCAAAGGTTAAACCTTTGCTTTGTTTTGACTTTGCAATTCCCGACAACATGTCGGCGGTTACTTTTGATATTCCGTTAATGACTTTCTGCATGATTGACCTTGTTTACTGTTCAAGTTTAGTGAAATGGTGGACTTTAAGCAAGTATCGGTGTGTTACGTCGGCCGGGTCGTCGGGGTCACACCAAAATTTTTGAGTCCATCGAAATTCGGCAAGCCCATTGTCTGCTTTTAAAATCAGAAATGTTTCCCGCTCAAGTATGCGTCCACCATCTAAACTTCGTTCTCGCACGTTAAAGGTTGCTTTTGAAATTATCCCACGCAGAGGCCAGGGGTCTCGGGAAGTCTGCGCCAAAGAACAAGGCTTCCCTTCGCCCGAGTTAATGTCACCAATTAAAACCATTCCTTTTTTAGTCTTGATTTTCAAAAATTGACTTTCCGCGCACCTTTCGATGATCTGAAAATTTTTGATTTCAAGTCCTTCAAGCCTGGAATCCGAGTAAAAGTACCACTCGCCCCATTGCTCCGGAGGTTGGTTCTTTCGTTCCCTCAAATCCTTTAGTTCCGCTTCGACCTCTTTCGCCCGCTTGGCTTTTGCAAGAAGAGCTGAACGACTTTTGCCTTCAATTCCAGCCTGCACGCCATTGAAAAAGCCGTTTGTAAAAGCCTCAATATCTTCGTCGCGACCCTCAAATGTTGCTTCGTTGTTCCATTCTGCCGAAAAAAGCTTGTGGTAAATAGGGGAATTTTCAGTCACGCCAAGAATTTCATGACATAAAAAAGTCATTTTTGAAAACGCGTCATCCTCGGGGGCTTCGTAAACAATCAGTCTTTTCCCGAGATACGTCGGCCGGAGGCCGTCGACAACTCCAAAGCCTAAAATTCGACCCATCCCTTCCGGCTTAATGTCACGAAACACGTGCCCAAGAATGATGCAAGCCCCATCGACTGGATTTAAGTTAATGTTCATAAGCCACTCTCCACAAGCCCGAGCGCCGCAGCCACACAAAAAGCAATCCTCGTATCTGTCTTGCAGTACAACCGGATTCGGTCCCACTCGCCATCTGCAACAAGTTGTTGCATATTCTTTCCATCATCGGTTTTTTCCATCGACTGGAAAATCTCAAGCTCCAAGTCTTTGAGCGAAGGCCGCCATCCAGGGAAAGCGCAGGTGTCGATTGTGTTTTCGTCTCGTGTTGCTTTAAGGAAGTATTCCGCAATAGGCCCAACGCCGTGGCGGACGCAAGCCAACGCAAGCCGTGGCAAGTCAAATTCTTTGATGTTGTGGCCGCCGAAATGCCAGTCTCTCCCATGATTTTTACGGATGGAGTTGATAAAATCCGCGAAAGCGTGGAGCAATTTAGATTCATCGGGGCCGGCATCCGCGAAATCCGAAAGGGTCGCCCACCCGGACTTTGCGAGCACGGAAATGGCAACAATCTGAAACTTGCAGGGGTGCAGCGAAAGGTTGTCAATCACTTCCTGATCCGTCTGTTCCCGTTTCAGGTGGCCGATCCACTTGCGCGGCTTCGCTAAAAGCTCGGCCCGTTCGTAGTCCGCGAGGGTTTTAGGGATTGTTTCGATATCGATGAAAAGGTAGTTTGCCATGGGTTATTCTTCCTCCAAAGGAAAAACAGATTGAAACAAATTCAAGAATCGTTTGCGATCTTCCAGGGTGAATTCCCCGAATGTCACGATTTCAATTTCCCGCCCGGTGCCGCGCTCTTTGCGAATAATGGACATTTCTGCGGTCTCGTCGGGCTCGCAGGTGTCCACAGGGGTCACCTTTGACTTTGATGTATTTTGGAGCTTTGATGCGGCGATTGCCAAAGCGGCAAGCACTTCTTCCGCGTCGGCGCCGCGCTCGGCCATGCGCTTGATGTTTTGGACTTCAATTTCAAACAGCTCTTGGTTTGAGGGAGGCTTTAATTTAGAGCGTTCGCCGCCAATCGTGTTCCGAAATTCTTTTACTTCTTCCGCTCTTTCCATCATGCCATGAAATTCTTGAACTTCAGAATCGTTCACAAAATGGCACTCGGCAAGCATCCCCACCGAAACCCCAAGCAATTGGTAATACTGGATCGCGTCTTGTCTTGTAAATTCACCTGTGGCGACTTTCGCCATAATGGTATTTAACATCATGGTTTCCGTGGGGTGGTTCTCGTGAATCCACTCCACGATGGCGTTTTTCTGGAATCGCAGAACGCCGCGAGGGTCGAGCGCCACGGGCTGCATGGGGGGTTTTAGTCCTTCTTTCATGGTCATCGGCTTGTTCCTTTTATAGTGTTGAAAATTCGCAATGCCAAATTGCGCGGCGTGATTGCCGCCTGATAATTCCGGTTTATTCGGCTTTGGTGTTCATGATTTATTCCTTTTTGGAAAAGGATTCTGCGAGAAATGGCAAATCCGGCCCAAGCTCGGTGGGTTTGAGGATTGCCTGCGAAAGGAATCCTTCGGGCCTGGGCCTTCTTTGGAGCTCGGGCCGTTCCTCGCTCGGGTCAATTGGTTCGTCAATAATGATGAATGTAAATGGCTTTTTCATGGCATCTCTCGTTTCAGCATTTGCTGATAATGCAACAGTGATTGCCCAGGGTTGATGATCGATGTGACTTCGTATCTTTTCGATTCTTCCCAAAAGATTTGGAAGCTTACGAAAAAACCAAGCCCTGGGACTTGCCAAAAATCAGCCGTGCAAAAGCACGCCTCAATGATTTCATCTTGGTGATTCTGCAAAATACTTGGGTAAAAGTGCTTTTTCAAAAAGTCTTTACGCACATGTTCTGAAAAAGCAGCTACATATTCAATTTTATCCACCCATTTTGCCGGAATTTTAAACGTTCCAAGAGCCGTCTCAAACTGTGCATAAAATGGGTAGGGCTCGGTAATTGGTATCATTTCTCACCCCGAAACAATTCAGGCATCAGTTGCCGCCACTCCTCTTTTGGTGCCTCAACAGCACCCCGAAACGCAGCCTCGATCCGTTGCCTCCGAAGCTCCTTAAGAATTGCCTCATCAGTCTTGCGATTCGCGAGAAGTTGAGCGCGTGTTTTTAGGGAATCCACGATCATCAAGATCGCGGCGAAGAAAAAGAGGACGAGAGCCAAGAGGGCGTAAATGGTGTTTGTCATTTCATTGCTCCAATGAGTCGTACCTCGACTTATATCCAGTTTTTTTCCAATTTCTCAGCCGCCTTAATTGCGGCGAGCTTTATTGTAAGGGCTCGCCGCAGCAACCCTGCGGCGTCGCGCTCTGCGTCCCGAGTCTCTACTATCCATAGCGAGCCGCGCGCCTCGTGCTGTCGCGCGCGCTGTGTGTATTCGCGCGCGAGCAGCTCTAGCCGGTTTATTTCTTTCGGGGCTTCCCGGATTTTCTCGATCAGGCATCGGACTTCATACGGTGGTAACCGGCTTTCCCGGTTTTCGTTTTCGTTTTCGTTTTCGTTTTCGTTTTCGTTTTCGTTTTCGTTTTCGTTTTCGGTCGTCATTATCATTCTCCAAAGCGCCCGGGCAACGCCGGGCTTTAAATGCTAAAGAGACGGGCCAAGGCCCGCCGGTCAGGCCCGCGTGTGGCTCATGACGCGCTCGCGCTGAGCGGCCGGAAGGCTCGCGAGAATCTCAGACGGCACCGAGGCCAGACGGCGCCACCCTTGGGTGTACACGTCCCACAGGGTCACTGTTGAATCGCGGTGGTAGGTGATTTTGGTTGTCATGTCATCTCCTAGTCAGTGGGTGGGGTTGTTGTTGCGCCCCACCCCCTCAACATACCCCGCCCGATTCGCCGTGTCAATGGTTTTTTGTTTAATTTTTAATTATTTTTAAAAATAATTCCATCCCCATATCTAACCCCTCCAAGCCCTCGGCGGGTTCTTCTTGAAAACAGGCATTAAAGCCCCTTCAGATTCAATCTTGAACCCGAACCCCCAATCCCGATTCGGGGAAATCCCCTTCGGCAGGCGGCCGTACCAATACCCCAATGCGTCGTGCATCACCAGCCGGAAAAGCTGCTTATGAGGCTTATCTTCGGGCAGATACACGGCATTCGAGAACCATCGCACAAACAGGGTGTAGAGCACCCCGAGCCCCACGTAATGCGTGATTTCATCCTCGGTTCTCACCGTCGGCCACCCGAAAAGATGCTCCTCAGCAAAGCGATAAATCATATCGTAGTGGTCGGCGGTCTGGAACTTCGCGAAAGAGGCGCTTCCAGGCATGTTTACGCCGCCTCCTCGCTTCACGCGCTCGAACCCCTGGCGCGCCCATTCCACGATGGCCGGGCGTTCCTCAAGAAGCTTGGGCAAAAGCTCTTTATCGTCCGACTCTCCAGCAAAAACACGGTCAAAACGCATGACTGCAATCCTCCTTGAAATGGCAGGTCCAACCTCGGAAAACCGAGGCAATTCGTTTGCGCAAACAATCCAGCCCGCCTGTGCCCGAAACGAGAACGGCTTGCCCCCGGGCTCGCGGGCTACGATGCCGTCGCCCGTCATCAATTGCTTAAAAAGCCCGGTTTCGGTGATGGTTTGATTCCCTGAATCCCGCTGAACGCACAGGCGGGCAAAACGAAGCTTGGCGGCGTAGTACTCGGCTTTTGAGCCACTCAGAGCCCCAAGGGTGGTTTCCTGAACTTGGGTTGAGGGAAACAAATCAGAAATAACCGAGGTGAGAACGGACTTTCCATTCGATGCGGAGCGCCCCAAGAAGAGCAAGCAAAACCCGGCTTCGCGCGTGACTTCGCCGAAGATGCAGGAACCAAGCCACTCTTGGAGGAGCCGCGTCTTCTCAAGCCGGTCTTCATCGCCCGCCCAAACCTCGTCTAAGAACCTCAAAAAGCGCTTTGGCTCTTGGTTTTGGCGATACTCGAACGCGCGAACGTCCGAGGCGAGAAGGCCCACGTCGGGGGAGTGGGGCATAAGCCACCCGTCGGGGGAGAGTGTCCCATTTTCGAACGCAATCAGGCGGGGGGAGCTCGAAAAAAAGCCCATGCGGTCGCGCGCCGCAACAAGGTTCTTGCGCGCGTCGTCGGCATCGCGAGGGCGTAGGTTCAAGGCCTGTTTTCCGACAATGTAGCGACCTTGGAGAGCGAGGGAAGCGGCGTCGAACTTGGTGCGGCACAAGGGCTCCCATG